GAGTTTGTATCGCTTAGGGGATCAGGACGACCTAGTTATCCCACCGAATGGATATGCAATGACACAAGGTTTCCATTCTTTCGACCATCCTGTGCGTTTAGATAGTTTCCAGCCACACGGTCACTTACGCATGAACGCAGCAAGTTTAGAAATTTTCTATCCTGAAACTGGTCGTACAGAGCAAGTCAGTCAGATTTCTAAATGGTCAGCAACATGGCATCACAGCCATCTATATGCGCCGGATGCAGCACCATTGATTCCAGCAGGTGCAGTTATTATTCTCAAGCAATGGTACGATAACACAGCAGCGAATCCAAATAACCCAGATCCAGATATGTTTGTAATGGGTGGTTCGCGTACAGGCGATGAGATGACTCACGCTTGGCTTGCTATTACACACCTAGATGATGAAGGGTTTGAACAATTGAAGTCACAGAGAATGATAGCTGGAAATGATTGATACCGTTAAAACCCTAATAGATGAACGCAATAAGCTAGATCCTAGTACAGAAGAGTACAAAGAGCTAACTGAAGAAATACAACTTTTACAAAATGACTTAGTTATAATAAACATTATGGGAGATGATTATGGGAATTAAATTTAAACCAACAGTAGTAAAGACAGTTAAACAAGGAAACGGTACTACATTGAGGACAAACGAGCACTCTTATATGAGCGCAGCCTCTGTAGAAGCTATAACAGATATGCTTAATGCAGCAAATACCCCGAATAAAAAGAAAGATAAACTCCGTAAGGAATTAGTAAGAAGGAAGGTACCTATTAATGGATAGCTTTAAATTATCGATAGCGGGAACAATATTTTCTTTATCGTTATTGCTTTGCATACGCGCTTATGGCTCCGATTATGCAAATGACGTAGCACCTATCTTTGTAGAGCAGTGCCAAAGCTGTCACCGGGAAGGCGGTATTGCTCCATGGGCAATGACTGACTATCGGATGTTACAGGCATTTGCTCCTGCTATCAAAGAAGCAGTTACGTCTCTAAGGATGCCACCTGGCCAAATTAATCGCAAGTACGCAGATGTTATCATCAATCACAGAACATTGAGTGATTTAGAGATGAAAACTATTGTGGATTGGGTTAATGCAGGTGCACCTGTTGAAGGAGATAGAGATCCTCTGACTGAAACGACATACTCTACTTCAGAGTGGGTACACGGTGAGCCCGATATGATTATCGATGTACCTCCACAGGAAATACCTGCAGGTCCTTCAGCTATTCCTTATCGTTATGTTGGAGCTGATTTAGGTTTAACAGAAGATAAGTGGCTTCGTGGATCACAGTTCTTACCTAGCGAACCTACTGTAATGCATCACATGCTAAACTCAGTTTCAGTACCGGGGGAGAGAAATGGTAACATCCTAGGTACACAAGGTGCTGAACAACAGAACATGGACTTTGCAAGTATCAGTGCTTATGTACCAGGTGGTGACCCTGACTTCTATGATGAGAATACAGGCGGATTACTACGAGCAGGTAGTACTGTAAATCTACAGTTGCACTACACCCCAGACGGAACTGTAAGAACTGACAAAGCAAGGATTGGTTTATACTTCCATGACGAAGGTGTTGTACCAGAAGAGAGAATGGCAGGGGACTGTGCATGTATCTTCCCTAATAACTGGACACCGATTCCTCCATACGATCCTAACTTTATTCAGACAGCAGAGATTACTCTCAAAAATGATATTATGCTGCACACATTCTTGCCTCACATGCATTTCCGTGGCAAGAGTATGAAAGCAACTGCAATCTATGCTGACGGTACAGAAGAAGAATTGATTGATATTCCTCGTTATGACTATGCTTGGCAGCTTTCATATACATGGAAAGAGCCTATGTTTATCCCTGCAGGAACTCGCCTGTTTGTAGAAGGAGCATTTGATAACTCAGCAGACAATCCAATGAATCCTGATCCAAGTAGATTAGTACCTTGGGGACAAATGTCTGAGGACGAAATGTTCTTCGGCGCATTCACCTGGAAGAACGTAGAATAGGAGACAAATGGTGTCAGAAAAAGAAATCACAAAGGCAGGCCATCATCCAGCAGATACAAACGGTGATGGTAAGGTAAGTCCGAAAGAACAAGAAATGTATATGGAATTTAGGCGTAAAGAGCTTGAAGACCAGGATGCAATGCGAGATGCACAAAGAAAGATGGCGTGGTTTGCCCTTGGTGGTATGCTTCTTTATCCCTTTGCTGTTGTGGTTGCTTCTCTGGCAGGATTAGACCAAGCCCAAAGTACGTTAGGAGACATGGCCCCTACGTACTTTGTTGCTGTTGCTGGTATTGTTGCAGCATTCTTTGGAGCTCAAGCTTTTACTAAAAAGTAACTACTCGGAATCATTGAGCGGGTTGTCTAGGATTCGCTCAATCTTTTCTTCCATCTCATCTCTCATTTCACGCATTTCTGAATCAAGTTCACGAAGTCGATCATTTAACTCAGTCTCCATACCATACACGTCATTGCGCAAGTCTCGTTGAGTTTCATTTGTTGACTCGTCAATTGTACGAACAAAACTATCAACCTCATCTGCATCTTCACGCACACGATCTAAGTCTTCTTGCATATTTTCAAGCAATGCAGTTACAGTCTCAAACTGTTGTGCCATATCTTCTTTGAGCGAAGCAACGGTTTCTGCTTGTACAGCCAATTGTTGATTAATTCCTGACATATCAGGTGCTACATATTCGGTTACGGCTTGTTCAGCATCAAGCAAACGCTGATATAATTCGAAGCCTCCCCATAATCCGCCTAAGATAGTACCAAGTAATGGAATAAGCACTAATGCTTTTCCACCCGATACTTTCATTTCTCCTATTTCTACTTCGGCCATCTTTTTTCTCCTACATGACTGCTGCTATCATAAGATATATAGTAAATCCTGTGACTGCTGTCATTGTTAGTATTGCAAACAAATTAATCCAAAACTTTTTATTTTCTGCCGCTCTTCTAGCAGCTTCCATTCTAGCTCTTTTAATTCTTTTTCTTTCTTCCATCATATCATTATAGAATGCTTCTTGTCCTGACCAGATAAGGAACTCTCGCAGCTCTTTCTCCATCTGCAAAGTTTTATGCTTTGCAGCAGTAATCTCCATTGCTTGGGATTCTATAGAAGATCCTGAAAAGACTTTGCCTAGTATAGTTGCGTTTTCGTTCTTTATTCCAGCTTCTAAGATACTCTCTTTGGCATCAAAGAATTTCCCAAATGTCTGTGCTAAATCGTGGGCTTCTCTTCCTGCATTTACTGCATTTTGTATTCCACGATAAGCTGAACTTGCGATACTAATCGCTGCTGCTATTTCAATCATGCTATTTCCCTCAATACACTTTTAAATTATTATTCTCTGGTATTAGTCTTGGCACACAGTATGCTCCTACGTTAGCTTGGTCAGGCAAATATCCGTTTTTACGCTGGCCAGATACAATTGCATTGGCGTACCAATTACATTCGTTAATACTACGAAAGTACATGTCTTGTGATGACACTGCCCCGTTAACCATTACTATGAGTAGAAACACATGTATCATCGATACTGCTCCGCAATCATTTCCTCATGCTTGTTATCTGTTCCCATCATCCTTAACATAGAGTTTCTGTCACTCTGTATAGAACCACCTGGCATACCTTTGTCGGTATAAAAACTTACATCTTGTAACTGTCCGGAGTACTGCGAGAAGTTACTATTTCTTCCCATTAAGAATACTGTTAGGCTCTGGTCTGTGAATCCGCCAGACTCCTGCATTGTATTAGTAAAGTCATCTAGATTCTGTGCTAGTTGTTCTTCGGACATATTGCTTGCTTGACTATCTGCTCTTTGTGTAGTCTGTTGCTCTTGCTGGCTTGGAGGAGCAACGTTAAACCTTGAGAAGTCAGGCGGTGCTGTTGCTGTAAGAGCATCACTGATTGAACCACCCGTAGAGAAAGCTTGGTCAGTCTGGCTATCAAAGTTTTGATCTACTGTAGTAGTCGTGGACGAAGATGTGTCTAGGACTTCCTGTGTCTCGGTTTGCTGTGAAGTGGTTTCGACTGTTGTTACTGTAAACACTTCTGAAGGACCACCAAAACTAAAATCAAATGTAGTATCATCTTGAAAAGCGGATTGTCCATCACTAAAAGTTTGTCCCGTGTCTCCCATACTGAAATCCATGACACCACTGTCACTACCAGAGTTTTGATCTAGCAAGTCTTCTATAATACTTTCTTCTGTAATCTCAGCAATTCCACCAAACTCGGACAACTCTTGTGTTGCTATTTCTTCCAATAGAGTCTCTTGTGTTTCTATTTCTTGTGAAAGAGTCATTTGTGTTTCTTCTGGTAAATTACTTACGGCAAACGCAGTCTCTACAAAGGCAGTGCTTTCTTGCAATTGACTTGCTATATAATTTATTGCATTCACTGAACCCACGTCAGCACTTTCTTGCGGTTGGTTCACTTCGAATGTATTGCTCTCCTGAAAGTCAAGTGACATATTATCAGTTATAGAACTATTAGAATATTCTTGATTGGAATATGTGTCTTCATTCAAAACATTATCTTCGCTAATTTGCTCGGATTGATCTAGAGTAGCTTCTGTTGCCTGAATCTGGTCCATTGCAATACTTACAGCATCGATGCGTCTCGCTGCATTGACTTGAGCCACAGGATTATCTGTGGCAGATTGTTCTTTTGTGATATCTACAGATTCTTGGGTATTCTCTGATACGAGTAAATTCTCTTCGGTTTTACTCATATCATCTTCTTCATGTGTAAATTCTTCTTCAAAATACTCAGCAGCAAATGCTTCTTCAACGAACTCTTCTTCAAATATATCCTCTTCAATAAACTCTTCTTCAAAGATATCCTCTTCTAAAACAACATCTATTATATCTTCAGCTAGTTCTTCGAAGGTTTCAACAAACTCTTCTTCCATTCCGGCTGAAGCCATTTGAAAGTCTTCGAAATCTCCCGGTATGTCATCAAAGGATTCCATTTGGAAGTTTTCTTCAAAGAATTCTTCTGTGTCTCCGATGAAGTCGATTGGTTCTTCGTATCCTCCTGTTGGTTCGACATATCCCTGTTCCTCGAATTGCTGATTGAATTCATCTTGTTGTGCGTCAAAGTCTGGCAAGCTATCATAATATTCGTCTATTCCAAAGTCATCTGCCATTTGTGTCATTGCAGCATAATCATTATTAAATTGATCCTGATCTGTATATGTGTCTGGGGTATTGAATACGGTATCTGGTATGAAATCGTAAATATTATCGCCTGGTACATCAAAGTCTGGATTAAAACTACTTACGGGATCAAATATGCCGCAAGACTCTGGATCTTCCTCGCAAGGATCTTCGAAAATAGGAGCAACATACGCACCATATTCAGTTAAGTCGCCATACTGATCTTCAAATACACCAGTAAGAGTATTGAATGTCCATACCTTAGGTACGTCTGATTGCCATCCATTATCCTGGGATTTGAATTTGAATTGAGCGTAATCACCGACCTCTAGATTACCAGTAACACCTACTGTTACAGCGTGGTTTTGGATGTTGACTTCATCGTATCTAAACTTAATATCCCCACTATCAAATATCTTTACCTCAAAGCTGTTGAGGTTAGTTGTACCGCCAAATTCAGGTATGTCGTACCATCCGAAGGTAGCATTGGTTGGATTAGTTTTATACCATGGATTAGCATTGTATTGAACATTTAAATCTGTCCACATAGCTAAAATTGAGTAGTTAAGATGCTGGTACCCACCATTTGCAGCCTGTTGCTGAAATTGGGGGTCATCCATGTCCATACCATTACAGCAGAAATTGCCACCGCTTGCAGTTTCTTGAAAGTTCAGAACGCCAGTATAGGTAACCCATACATCCTTAAAGGTCTGGTCATATAGGGGGAAATCAAAACCCAAATTCACTTGTTGCTGTTGCAGATCATTTATCTGAAGCTCTGTTGCATCAGGATCATCTCTCAAATCTACAAGCACAGATGGGTATTGCCCGTAAGCAATTCCGCTGAATAACAATAGGCTGAGAAGTAGCTTCTTCATTAGTTAGGCATGTTCGGTGATGATTCTAATTTCTTAGCTTTACGCTTAGATACACCTGGCACATCTTCTAAGTTTTCTTCCCATGCAACACCTGCCTCGTCACCTATCATACCTTGATACGGACAAGGAGTGCCTGCCATCTTCATAGCAGTCCATACACGCTCGTCTTGGCACATTAGCGATACAGCAGCTACACGCATACCCATATCGTATATTGTTTTAGCAAGTTTAATGCGCTCACAGTTTGTGTCAGTAATACTCTTGCCGCCAGAGAATCCAAAGATTTGCGTTTGTACAGCACCAGAGATGCCTGTAGTACACAAGTCTTGTGAGAACGAGCTACCAATAGAAGGAGCAATAGCAGACGGAGGAGGCGACTCAATCTTTTGATTTATTGTCTGCTCTGATTCTGTCTGGTTAATGTTCTGATTCACATTCTCGTTTTTGTTTGTGTTATCAGTTGTTACTGTACTTGTGCTATTAGATACACTTTCCGATGACGAGGTTGACTCGTTGATATTTTTATTTGTGTTATCAGAAGTTGATTCTGATATATTAGTGTTTACATTGTCACTGGTACTAGTGTTTACATTAGTGTTGCTGTTTACATTATTACTAGTCGATGTATTTGTGTTTGTATTGTTGCTAGTAGAAGTATTGTTATTAGTATTAGTGTTTGTACTAGTGTTTACATTGGTATTATTGTTCGTATTTGTACTAGTACTAGTGTTCACATTTGTGTTCGTGTTAGTATTATTATTGGTATTAGTGCTTGTACTAGTGTTTACATTGTTGTTGTTATTTGTATTGGTGCTTGTACTAGTGTTTACATTGGTATTCGTATTCGTGTTGTTAGTTCCACCTGACAATATATTGTTGTTAGTATTCACGTTAGTACTTGATGAAGTGCTGTTATTTACGTTGTTATTGTTATTTGTACTAGTAGATGTGTTAGTATTGACATTGTTGTTATTGTTAGTATTCGTACTAGTTGAGGTATTGACATTGTTGTTATTGTTAGTATTCGTACTAGTTGAAGTATTGACATTGTTGTTATTGTTAGTGTTGACATTGGTCGTGCCGCCACTCATTACATTATTATTAGTATTGACATTGGTGTTAGTAGATGTGTTGGTATTTACGTTATTATTGTTGTTAGTATTGGTGCTAGTGCTAGTATTAGTATTAACATTCGTGTTATTATTAGTATTCGTATTCGTGCTGGTATTCGTGTTTATATTATTGTTATTGTTCGTGTTAGTACTTGTATTAGTATTAACATTGTTGTTATTATTAGTGTTTGTTGCGGTAGCAGTCGACGTCGAGGTTGAAGTCGATGTTATATTGGTATCCGCAGTAGATCCCTCGCAATACTGAGTTCCAGTAGTACAAGTGCCTGTTGCTTGAGCGAATGCTGGGGTACTTAATATAGGGATCATCAGAAGCATAATAAAGGTTGCAATTTGTTTCATTGTCGGACCTTTATGGTATGGGATATGTCTATGCTATTTATGCTACGTTACGATCTATTACGATCTTTTTGTATACAAAGGGGCTAATCTTTGGTATAATACTCACATAAATTAAACAAAGGACCAAAAAAATGAAATACGAAAACATTGCTCAGATCGGCCAGGTTATACGCTCAATGGATTTTGCAAGCACAGATGAGCACTATATCCAAGGTACAGTTATTGATAAAGGTTGGATCCTTCACCCCGAAACTGGTCATAAGATCTTTAAGGGTTACACAATCCAGATCGAAGACGAAGGACCACACGGTGGAGCTCGCGTAGGCGACACTGGTTATGTCCCCTTTGAAACAACTTTTGACTTTGATAACCGCGTTCAGTTAGCTGCTTAAAAGTTACGAACTGTGACGATTTAGGGGGTTCTCAAACCCCTAGTTAGACGGTATAATACCCACATAAATTAAAAAACACAGAGGGATAAGACCATGATTAAGGAAATAATTAAAGAAATAGTTATTTGCTCAGCAGTTGGCGGAACAATGGCTTTGGTATTTGGTTTAACTTTTATCGCTCAATACTCTTAATAGGGGATTATATTATGACATACTCTGAAGATCGTAGTTACTACATTCAATACCTTTCAGATGCTCACAAAGACATCCATGGCTTTAGACCTCGCGGATCTTGGTGGGATGCTTACTGGGACTTAGACCTTGAAGGTTTAAAAGCTGCCGCTAAGAAGTTCTCGGATCAGATAGAAGAGATTCTCGAAGAAGAGAAAGCTCAAGCTGAGTACGAACGCCAGTGCGAAATTGGCCATTTAGTTTATTCTTTATTAAAAGAGGAGAAATAATATGTCTAAGATGAACGATTACATTCTTGGAATCCAAGAGGACGTAATCAACCTAACAGAAGACGCTTTTGTAGAAAAGTACAGCGTCAATGGTAAAGTTGATACTACCATCATGAAAATTTACTTTGAAACAGAACTAGAATCCCGTGGCTTAACTATAGGAGATAAGCAATATGGATAGGAGGCTTGAAATGATTAAAAATGCAGTTCACAAGATCCAGGGCAATCCTGAACTACGAGCTGCTCAAGCTAAAATCAATGCTCGATTTATTAAAGATTGTAATGCTAAGATCGCTAAGATCCGGCGTAGGCAAGAACGCCAGCTCGAAAGAGAGTTGGAGGCTATGGACGAAAACTACAATCATGTAGAGCCCAAGGCTGCTCGGGCCTTTGCAGAGTCCTTAGTCGGTGAAATCTACCGTGAGACAACTAAGTTCGATAATGAGTGGAACTAATGTCTACTCCGCGTAGAGTAAAAGAGATGAGGATGGAAGCCCATCGTCAAGAAAAGATAGATCGCGAACGAAAGGAATTGTTTTCGGTCCCATCTAAAAAAACTAAGAAGGAGTTTATCCCTTATGTCCCGCAACAGGTTTATCGCAAGGATGAACAGATCTATGCAAGCGCAACAAGCAACAAATTCCAACATCAGGCGTCAGCAACAGCAAAGCCAAGTCGAACAGAATACTCTGGAGACTACATCGTTGGAATCGCAACAATGCACAAATCAAACCTCGTCCCAGTCGGAAGAGGTGACAACCCCGAAGACTACTCAACAATGAGAAGGAATTAATATGAACCGTTCTGAAATGATTGAAATGCTCCGTGACCGCGTATGCGTGGTTAAGTTTACTAAGGTAGATGGGGAGTTACGCGAGATGGCGTGTACGCTTAACGAAAATGCTATACCGGAATCTATGAAGCCTAAGAATGCTACAACCTCCTACTCAGAGGAAGTAATTAAGGTCTTTGACGTAAACAAGTCTGGCTGGCGTTCCTTTAAGATCGATTCAGTACAGACGTTTGAATCGTTGATCCCATAAATATGTTTACTCTGTGGAGAAAGTGTGGTATAATAGTTATATTATTAATTGGAGGTACACGAAATGGCAATCGGTAAAAAGTTCTTAAAGAAAACTGTTAGGGTAAGACCTAAGACTGGAATTGCTGCAGCTCCTCTAATTGATGATTTCTATAAGCTTAAGTTCTACTTCCACTACGAACTAGAGGTTAAGGAAATATCCTCAGTCGTTAAGCCGTGGGTCAAAGCTACTTTCTCCAAAGAGGACGCTAAGGCTATTCTAGCTAATCCCGAATATCACTTTACTATGCATCCGCATTTTGCTACCTGCATCTATTGGTCACAGCGACCAGATGCTGAATTCCCCGAACCCTATAAGAAATGGTTCGGCGTGTGTAAGGCTTACTATGCGGATCTTATTGAAATTGGTAATGCTATTCTCATCGAGAAAGCTGGCAACCCAGAAGAACCACAATCTAACGTTGTTAAACTTAATCCCTATCAGAGACTAATTAACAAGATCAATGACACTGTTATGCAGGATATATTGGATCTAGAAGATAAGTGGATAGACGGGGATAATAAAGCAGAGATTGATCTATATCAACAATTTAAAATACACGGCTTGCCTGGCTCCGCAGCGGACCATGTACGCAAAGTAATAGATCAATGGATAGAAGAATATCAGGATGCCTATAGCGGCTCGTGTGAGCAAGCTACAGAGGCATATAAGCATGTTACAAAGCCTTCCCTTAAGGCTAGGATCAAGACATGCGAAGGAATGCTCTCTGACCTAGATAAGATTAAGAGTGCTGCTAAGGCAACACGTAAGGCTCGAGTTAAGAAGCCAAAGACTGCAGATAAGCAAGTTGCTAAGCTTACATATTGTAAGGAAGATAACGAATTTAAGATTGTTTCGGTAATTCCTGCTATAATCGTTGGCGCTATGAGACTATATGTCTTTAACGTTAAAACAAGAGAGTTAACTGAATATGTTTCCGAGTCAGTTAATGGATTTGAGGTGAAAGGTACTTCATTGCAAAATTTCGGGGGTGGATCACGTAAGGTAAGGTTACGAAAGCCTGACGAGTTCCTGTCAATTGTACAGTCTAAAACACCGAGGCAAATTGATAACGAATGGCAAAAATTAACTACAAAGACAAGCGAACCAAATGGGCGGATCAACAAGGACTGTGTCTTGTTACGTGTATCGGCCTCATAAGTATAGCGCTTGGCTGGGATTATTCCCAACCCCAAGCTGCTGTACAAGAATCTAAACTACCTTATGATTATTTAGATTTCTCCTATATAATAGAAGAACCAATTAAAGCTTCAGATCTATTAGCAGAGCAGGATCTTCGTTGCTTGGTACTGAATAGCTATTATGAAGCTAGGAACCAAGACGAAGAAGCTATAATGGGAGTAGTTATGGTTACTCTCAATCGATTAAAAGATCGGCGCTATCCTAATAACGTCTGTGATGTTATTAAGCAAAGTAAGACCGATTATAGGGGTAGGATTATACTCAATCAGTGTCAGTTCTCCTGGTACTGCGACGGCAAATCCGATAACCCTAAAGATAGTGTAGCGTATATGCGTGTACAAGATATAACAGAAAAAGCTTTACTTCTCTGGAATTCTAATAAGGATATCACCCACGGAGCAACGCATTATCATGCTAACTACGTAGATCCTGATTGGGCTTATACGCTAAATAGAGTCGCCTATATAGGTGATCATGTATTTTATAAATGGAACTAATATGATTGAAAACAAGATATTAACTAAGAAAAGATTCTCTGAAGAAGTAGAGAATCGTATGGCTAAAGGTCTAGAAGTAAGCTATATTGATGCATGTATTAAGGTGTGTGAAGACCATCAGTTCCCTCCAGAAGATGCTGGAAGGTTAATATCTCCTTCTCTCTATTCTAAAATCGAGGCTGAAGCAGCACGTTCTAATCTAGTAAAAACCCCTACTACTAATACAACCATGTTGCCTATATGAGAATTATGGAACCCTTTTATGAGAACTATGGAACCCTTTGAAGCCTTTAGTCTATACCAAGCAATTAAACTACACTTTGAAAGTGATAGCTACGATGCAGTAAAGTACAACTATAAGACTTCTGCTAAGCCACAATCGTTTTGGAAAAGAAAGGATAAATACTTTTTCGCTAAGATTGGTAAAAGATTTGAGACAGCAGAACAGCTTAAGTTTTATTACATATCCCACTTCATTAGAGATAATAAATGGATTGGCGATATGATATCTAATGATGGACCTTATAACGACTGGATCAAAGTAAATGAAAGCCTAGGGTATATCTTCGAGCAGGACCTATATAAGCTATCAGAGGAGGCAACCTCATTTGATGACTTGTTTAAGATCAACGGACATCCCAAGATTGTAGAGAAGTACATGCAGGGTGATATATCATTAGAGACAGTTGTTATATTAAACAGATTAGTCGGCTTTATGGATAAGGCTGATAAAGAAATTACGGAAACTATCGTGTGGCCAGATCTCTCACGAAAGATTCGTAAGTATACCCCTTTCGTTTTATGTAACGCAGACAGGATGAAAAAAATCATTCTTAAGGTGTTTACATCCTAACGAAAGTATGGTATAATGTAGTCTATATTATGAGAAAGTGGATAATTCAGAAATACAAATAATACGGAGTAATACTATGTCATTCGCAGACCTCAAGCGTAATCGTTCATCAGCCATTTCAACACTTACTGCAGCAGCAGAACAGTCTGGTGGTGGACAGCAACAAAACAAAAGCTATGTAGACGATCGGTTCTGGAAGCCAACATCTGATAAAGCAGGTAATGGTTATGCAGTAATTCGATTCTTACCAGCTCCAGCCAATGAAGAACTCCCATGGGTTCGTTATTGGGATCACGGTTTCCAAGGTCCTGGCGGTCTTTGGTACATCGAAAGCTCACTCACCTCTATCGGTCAACAAGATCCAGTATCTGAAATGAATACTGTACTTTGGAACACCGGTCGTGATGAAGACAAAGCACTCGCTCGCGAGCGTAAGCGTCGTCTACATTATGTAGCGAATATCCAGGTTATCTCTGATCCTGCTAAGCCAGAAAACGAAGGTAAAGTATTCCTTTATAAGTTTGGCAAGAAGATCTTTGATAAAGTTATGGATGTTATGCAGCCACAGTTTGCAGACGAACAACCAGTTAATCCATTCGATTTCTGGGAAGGTGCAAACTTTAAGATTAAGATTCGTAAGGTAGATGGTTGGGTTAACTATGATAAGTCAGAGTTCGATGGTCAATCAGCAATCTCTCAAGATGATACTGAAATCGAAGCTATCTACAATAAGCTTTATAGCCTACAGGATTTTATGGATCCTAAGAACTATAAGTCTTACGAAGAACTTAAGCAGCGTCTAAACAAGGTGTTAGGAGAAGCTCAAGTTATGACTACAGCAGAGTCTATCTCACTCGATGAAACTGATAACTCACCACCATGGAACGAGCCAGCTCCTGCAGCTCAGCAATCTCCAGGTGTAGCAGTCTCTTCAGTGGATGATGATGCTGAAGATACTCTAAGCTACTTTCAAAAGCTAGCTACTCAGAGTTAATAGAAGGAAGTAGAGAAAGGAGCCAATCGGCTCCTTTTTTTATGAGGAGTATATACGGTTTGCAAATTCTATACGCATAAAATCATCCATGGATATACCCGATGAGATGTTATTGGTTATAGCTGTAGCTGAGTTAACGTTCCCGCCTGATTTGCCACCACCACCGCCAGTAGCTTGAATGATAGTCATATTAGTCTGTGAAGCTGCCTCCGCTTTCTTATCCATCATG